ATGGTCACCTCGTCGCCGGGCTTGTATTTCCGCTCGTCATTCTGCCCTTCGGCAGGCGGCAGGACCTCGCCCTCGACAGGCTCGCCTTGTTCCGGCTCGTGCGGCTCGGCGCTCTCGTCATGCAGGAAGTTGGTGACGCCCTTCTCGGGGGTGATGTCCCTCATTGCCATGACCTCCTCCCGGTCATAGACCCCGAGGAGGATTTCAGGGAAGTGACGCCGGGCCAAGGCGCGGATGGTGTAGTAGGCAAGCTGTTGCTGCGGGTCCGTTTTCCAGAGGGGAGAGTTCTGGGGGGAGATGTCCTTTTTCTTGGGAGAGACATAGGAGATTTCCTCGCCGGTCTCGGCATGGTGCAGGAGGATGGAGCATTGCAACTCACCCCCGTCGCCGGTGAACTTGTAGGGGATGACCCGCTCCTTGATCGGAGCCCGGCTCTTGATGACAGCGGCAATCAATTGCGCCTCATAAGCGAGGATGTCATTGACGTTGTAAGTCTTGGAGGCCACGGCCCAAGGGTCCATCTCCCATGCCATCGCCTGCTGGATGACCCGGAGGCAGGCCCCGGGATTGTCGCGGAGATGCTTGGGCAGGGCGAGCCCGCCCTTGCACATCATCTGCGCATATTCGACCACCTGCCCGAAGTTCTGGGGCATGACCTTGCCGTCATAGAGGGCGAGGCCCTGCCCCACTTTCTCGCCCTTCGCCAGCGCTGGCACATTGCCCGGGGCAATGTCCGGGCCGGGGTTCATGGTGGTGGATTTCTCTTTCGTTGCTGCCATAGCGGTCTCCTGAAATGTGGCCGGAGGCTCTCAAAGCCCCCGGCGGTTGTCCATGCGGTCGAGTGTCACAGTCTCCCCACCCAAAAGCCCCCGCTGGGATGAATAGACCATGAGGCCGAAGCAAGTTTATGCTGCCACTCGGCGGACTCCCTAGCCCAATACTCCGGCACTGAAAAAAGAGTGGGATTGTCTGAGGACCAGTAAAACGCGATCACAGCCACTTGGGCATATCCTCAGCGGCAATCTCGAACGGCTCATCCATGTTGACCCATGGGTCAGTGCCGAACTTGTCGAAGTTGTCCCGGTAGTGGGTGAGGGCGAGGCCCCGGGCGAACTTGCCCGAATCGTGGGCCGGGCTGCCGTAGGGGATTTGATAGGACTTGGAGATGGGGGCACCGTCCGCCTTGTAGAACACAAAGACCCAATGCGGCACCGAGGCGAGCGCCTTGCGGAGCCAAACATTGTTCGGGCGAGCGGCTCCGGCCACCGTGAACACCTTGCCAGCATCGAACAAGGCCCGCGCCGCTTCTCGGCCCGCCGTGTAGTGGGCCATCTGAATATCGTAGCGGTAATTGAAAAGGTCTTGCAGGATGGTTTCGTCAAGGGTGCGGATGCGCTCCTTTGAGCGGAAACTCTTGAGGTCCACCGTGGCCCCCAGCTTCATGTAGTCGAGGCGGCATTTGCAGGGGACGCCATCGTCATGCCAGAAGATTGAGACCTCCGGGAAGCCACCGACAAAGGCCGAGGCAAGGTTCGGGTTCTTGGTAATCATCTGAGCCGAGACCATGATTTTCTCGAACTGCTTCTCGGCAACGAGGGTGATGCCAAATTGCTCTTTGACCATGCGCTCGTTGTCGGCCTTGAGTTTGGCAGGCTTGGCCCCGTTCTCCTCCAGCCATTTCTTGAGGGAGTCCGCGCTCACCTCCCCGGATGATGTGCCCCCGGGGATGGGCTGGTAGTTCTTGCGGAAAAATTCCTCGCCGTAGAGGATGCGGTCATGCAAGGCGCTGCCGAACTGGAGGGCGAAGGACTCCTCCTCCGGCTCCCGGAGCGGGTTCATTGCCGAGTCGAACCAGTAGTCCGGCGGGCTGGAGTAAAGCTGTTTGATGCTGCTGGAGCCAGCATGGGGCGCGGCGTGGTAGGTAGCGGCGGGCATTCCAAAATAGATGCCATCTTCAATCTTTTCCGGTGAGGCGGTCATGGGGTTCCTTTCTTGAGGTGTTGGACCATACCCGAAAAAATAGCACGGCAAACCGAAAATCGTTGACGGCAAATTGTCGCGGGCATACCCTGCCCGGGTTCACACTCACCACAATGGAGGTCAATTCCGTGGTCAAATCTGCACGTCTCAAGAAGCCCCATGTCCTGAAAGACCTGTCGAAAACCGAACTACCGGCGGGGGCAAACATGCTCACCGGCGACATCTTCCGCATTCACCTCGGGCGAATCGCCAAGGCCAAGGCGGCGGTTGAGGCCGCCAAGAAACCGCTCAAGGCCGCCCGGCGCGAGGCTCAAGATGCTGGCATCAACCTCCGCGACCTCGATGAAATGATCGCCATGCGAGAGCAGGAGCCGGAGACCGTCAAGGACACCATCCTCCGCAAGGCCACCTATGCCTCGTGGATGGGCCTCGCCCCCGGCGTGAAGCAGGGCGACCTTTTCGTCCATGCAGACGAGGAGGAGGACGCCATCAAGGCCGCCGAAAACGAGGGCTATTACGACGCCCTTGAGGGGAACAAGAACACCGGGGACCGCTACGATACCACCAACCCCATCGGCAAGGCCCGGATGAAGGGCTTCCACAAGGGGGTGGAGCGGCTGGGCCGGTTCATGGAGGACCGGAAAGAGGCGCTCAAGGCCAAGGCCGCCGAGGAGAAGGCAAAGGCCAAGCCCCGCGCCAAGGTCAAGGAGACCGAGCAGGAGGATGAAACGGAAGGGGCCACGGTCAATTGACCCCTCGCCCGCTTACCGCAACAGAACTCCGGTCTCTCCTGTCATATGACCCTGAGACCGGGGTTTTCATCCGCCTCACCGGCAAGCACTCCGGCAAGCCTGCTGGCTGTCTTTCAAAAAAGGGCGCGGTTCAGGTCTATGTGAGAGGTAGGATTTACCTCGCCCATCGTCTCGCTTGGCTTTATGTCACTGGAGAGTGGCCCAAAAATCAGATTGACCACAAAGACAGAAACCCCGCCAACAATGTCCTCGACAACCTGCGTGAAGCGACCCATGCGCAGAATAGCCAAAACACTCAAAGGCTGAAATCCAAGTATGGGCGCGGCATTCGGTTCATGCCGGGGCGGCGCAAAAAACCGTGGCGGGTAACGGTCAACGCAGACCGCAAAACGGTCAACGTGTATGCGTGTTCGCTTGCAGAAGCCAAACGGCTGTCGGTTTCCCTTCGTCAGTCCTTGCATGGAGAGTTCCACCCCCAATGAGTTATTCAGTCCTTGCCCTAGACCAGTCTATGCAAAAGACGGGATGGGCTCATTACCAACAGGGAAGCGCCACCCCAACATGGGGGCTGCACGTCCTGCCTCCATGGGGAGATAGTGAGGGCCGCTATCTCTGGGAGTGGTTCGAGTGGCTCGGCAAACTTTGCACAGAGAAAAAAATTACCCACCTGTTTGTGGAGGACACTAGATTTGCCATAGACCCATCTTCCAGAGACCACCACGAAACCCTAACACAGATGGTTGCGACAATCGGTCAGATTGGACAGGCGGCCATTGTGGCCCATCTTCTTACCCGGCGCGGGAGCCCGGTCGAGTTCCAGTCGGTTTCTCCGCTTGACTGGCGGCGGCTTTTCCTCGGGGCACTCAAGAAGCCCGAGGGGATGAGCAAGCCGCTTTGGAGGAAGGAGTTGAAGGACACGGCAGTTGCACAGTGTCACAAGCGAGGCTGGCTCATTGAGAGCGATGACATCGCGGACGCGCTGGGCATCATGACTTTCGGGGTCTGCACTATCGACCCGACATTCCACACCCTTCAAGGCCGCCTGTTCCGAGAGGCGGAAAAGAAGCATGACGACTTTGTGAGGCTAAACAAATGAACGAGGAATTGCAGAGGGCCAAGGCGCTCCTCGCCCGGCACGGTTACGCCGTCATCCCACGGGAGCAAAACAAGTCCATCGGGGCTTTCCATTCCACCCCCGACCGCAAGCTCATGGCGCAGGCCGAGTTTGAGGTTCTCAAACATACCCGCTACGCCATTTTCCGAACCATGGCGGAGGAATTGTCGCGCCACGATTGGGTGAGAATCGACGCGCGGCGGGAGCCGGAGCGCCCCGGGGTTACAACCTACATCGCCACCCTACAGCTTATCCCGCACAAGTGGGACGCTGACCCATTCCTCGAAATGATACGGAGGACGGAATGACAAAGCCCCTCAAGCGCATACCTCAAGCGAAGATTTCAGACGAGGGTGGCCGGGTGGTCACGCCCGTCCGGCTCCCGGCAAACACATGGCGGCGAGTCCAGAGGATTGCCAATCAACGCCGAGTATCGGCATCTCGGCTCATTGCCGAGTGGGTCGAGGTCTATCTCAAGGAGCCGGGCAATGCGTGAAGGAAACAAGGACACCGTGGACCTGCAAGTCTTTGTAGGCTTGTGCTCGGACTGCGACAAAATCCACCTCATTCTGGAGGTCGATGGCGAGCAGATATTCTCGCAAGGCCTGCCGGATGAACTCTGGAATGCCATGTTCTCGAGCCATGCGCAGTTTGTCCGCAAGCGCAAAGAGCGGGCCGGGGAAAGCCTCAATGCAAACTGATTGGCCTTTCGGCCACCTCACCCCGCTCAAGTACGGAGCCATCCTCGCAGACCCACCTTGGTCCTACAAGATGCGCTCCGAGAAGGGCTACGGCAAAAGCCCGGAGGCGCACTACCAGACCATGACAGACGAGACCCTCCTCGCCCTTCCGGTGGGGCAGTTGGCCGGAGGAGATTGCCTCCTCGTCATGTGGGCCATATGGCCGCGCCTGCCCTTCGCCATCCGCCTTATGGATGCGTGGGGCTTCAAGTACGTGACCGGCGGCTCGTGGATAAAGCGCACACCCTACGGCAAAATTCGCTGGGGCACCGGCTACACCCTGCGCTCGGGATGCGAGCCCTTCCTCGTGGGGCGCATTGGCGAGCCACAAGGGCAGCCCCGCAACATCCTGAATGTTCTCGATGCGGTCGCCCGGGAACACTCTCGCAAGCCCCCGGAGATGCGCTCCATGGTAGAGGCCTTGACGCCCCGCGCCTTCCGGTGCGAGTTGTTCGCTCGTGAGGCATGGCCGGGCAACGAGGTGTGGGGCGATGAAAGTGCAAAGTTCGATGGTCCCGAAAGTCCCGAGGTATGAGCCTATGACCGGTATTACCCAGAGCCCCGACCGTAATACCTCGGCCCGCCCTTCCAACGGCATAAGGTCCATGCAGAACGAGGAGGCGGTCATCATGCAGCGCCTCACCGACCAGCAGGTCGAGGCGATGGTCGAGCGGTACTGCAAAGACTGCCCCCCCCCGCACATCGCCGGGCTGATTCGCTCGCGCTATCCACAATCCATGATGTTCATAACCGCCCGTTGGGTCGAGAGTATCAAGCGCCGCATTGACAACCGGAAGCGGTGAGGCCGAAAAGGAAGGGACCGGCGATGCCTGCAACATCCCGGCCCCATGATCGAACACCTTGAAAGGAGAACCTGTCCGATGGGCGGGACCATATCACAGACCACCCCGGAGGCAAGACCGTGATCGACCTCGCGGCCACGATTGCGGCCATGCGAGCCGCCGGGATGGATGACACCACCGTCCTCAATGCTCTGGCATGTGTCCGGCTTGTCCGTGCGGACAATGATGCAGTTCCACCGGACAGTCCACCGGACACGGCAGCGGACAAGCGCCGCGCCTATGACCGGGACCGCAAGGCCAAGATGAGGGCCGAGGCCCGCGCTCGTGCGCTGGCGTCCACCGGAGGGCAAGCGGACGGGCAGGAAGTTCCGGCGGAAAGTCCACCGGACACCGGGACAACCCCCGCCCCCGCCTCCGCCCCCCTTGTTCCCCCCCTTTCCCCTGCACCCCTTACCCCCCCTATAATCCCCCCACCTCCACCCCCACCCCCGGGCGACGAGCCCGAGCCGCCGGTCAAAACCCGCAAGGGCACCCGGCTCCCGGAGGATTTCATCCCGGACAGCAGTTGCGAGGCGACGGCCCGGGAGTTGAAGTTCTCGAACGGGGACTGGAAGCGAGCCCTCCAAGAGTTCCGCGACTATTGGGCCGGGGTCCCCGGAGCCAAGGGCTGCAAGCTGGACTGGCAAGCCACCTTCCGCAATTCCATCCGCCGCTTTGCCGAGAGGAGACACCATGGCAAACCAACTCACCAGTCAGCAATGGCAGCCGCTTTCGACAACCTCGAAAGAAAGATTGGCGCGCATCGTGACCCGGATGATGGCTCCGGCGGACTTGAACAGCCGAACCCCTCTGGTCTCGCCTACTGAGGCGGCAGACCTGATTGCCGCCATCGAGGCCCGGGGAGATGCGACTACCAGCCCGGCCCTTGCCTCGGCCTCGGCCCGGACCTTGATGGGATTGTTCCCCGCTAAGGCGTTCAATGACCCGGAGGTCTTTGCCACCGGCCTTGCCGCATTGCTCTCGGCCTATGACCCCGAGTTCGTCAAAGCAATATGCAGCCCGGTCGATGGCCTGCCCACCCGGCTCAAATATGCGGTCTCCCTTGCGGACGTGAAGGAAGCGCTGGAGGCCGAGCGCCGCAAGCGGCTCTCCCTCCTATCCCGAGCGAGATGGACCTTGAAGGAACACGAGCGCCGTGCCGAGGAGGAGAGGGAGAGGCAGGCCATGCCCCCGGAAGCAATCGAGCGGCGCAGGCGACAAGTTGCCGCATTGCTCGGGCCGAGAGACTTGGAGCAAGGTGAGCCATTGAAGATTGACACCGAGAGGGAGGCGACCGGCACCGAAACGAACTAAGCCTAGAAACCCAATCTAACAGGAGACTACCCATGAAAACCACCTTTGCGGCCATCGCCGCTCTCGCCTTGATCTCTGGCTCTGCCATGGCGGCCAGCCCCGGCTGTACCGTCAATTGGGTCAACGGTGATTGTGGCAAGGCCACCTCCGATGCCAGCCACCAAAAACCCCGGTTCATCGACCGGACGCCGGAGAAGCCGGATTGCGAGGAGGAAGAAACCTCCAAGCCGGTCTAAGCCAATACGCCAAGCGTGGGCCCCTCATCTGGTCGATTGCCGGGCGCTCCATGGGGTGCGAGACCATGGACACGTTTGCCCAGAACGACGGGTTTCACAACGCGCTCCACATGGCCGAATGGCTGGTCGAAACCCACGGCGAGGACTTCACCGGCACCCTGATTGCGTGGGAGTGGAAACCATACCTCCCAGCCTTGACGTAAGCAAAAGCCCCGGGGTAAAAGCCGGGGCGTTGGGATTGCCTCACAACACTGGACCCTCGGCTCCTCCCTCTCGCTCAGGATGGGAGCCGGGGGTCTTTTAGTTCCAGCGCCCGCACACCCCGGCAGAGTTCCGGGTCCGGCCCTTCTTGCAGGGGAGGGCGGTGCGCGAGCGCTCCGGCCTCTTTTTTGCGACCGGGCGAGCGGCCTTCTCCAGTTCGGCCCGGAGCCGGACAATCTCCAAGGACTGCAACTCAATCACCCCCCGGAGGGCGGAGTTCTGGGCAAAGCACAATTCCCGGGCCTCCAGAGGCCGCCTATAGGCCTCGGTGCAGTTCTGGGTATCACACCCCTCGGCAAGGGCCGGAAGGCTGTAGGCGGCTACCAGAGCGGCGGCAATCAGGGTTCTCAAGGTTATTCCTCCTCCTCGGCATAGTGTTCGGCGTGGTGTTCAATCATCTCGTAAACGTCCTCGAACCCATCGCCATCCGGTTCAAAGTCCTCGGGCTTGGTCCCGTTCTCGCTGCACTGGAGGGTTAAAAACCCGTGGCAGGTCTTGGACCTCGCCCCATGGACAAAACCAGACTCGCCGGTCTCCTCGTTCTCGATTAAATCGGCGGTCTTGTGACAGGGGAAATCGGTGTAGGGGTTTTGCGCCATGTAGGCGAACTCCTCTGCCCGGTCTGGGTGAAGCCAGAGCGTCTTTCTCCGGGAGAACGGGCAGAGGGCGCAGGTCTTTTTCATGAAGTCGCTCATGCCCCTCCCTTGCTCCTCTCTGCCAGCATGGCATCGGCCATCTGGTAGGCAAACTCGGCGACCCCCTTGGGCTTGGGGGACACGTCGGTTGCGAAACTTGCCAGCCATCCGGCGAGGGCTTGAGCCGCGAAGTAATCCCGGAGGGTCATGCCGGGGTCGGCGTAGCTCGCCACCCGGGCATTGTCATAGCCCTTCCAGTTTCGAGGAAACGCGGACTCCCTCCTGATGATGTCAGACATTGGCCTTCTCCTTGAGTTGCTTCTTGAGTTCATAGATTCGCTGGGTCGCCCGGCGGATGAGGTCCGGGTGAAACCCTGTCTTGCCATGCAGGTCCGGCTCCTTGAGTTTGGCAATCTGTTCGCCGGTGAACCCCATCTCCCGGAGCCCTGCATCATTGCCCCGGGAGAGGTAGCGGTTCGCAAGGCGCATTTGCTGCCGATTGCGCGTGTAGCCGGTGATCTTGTCCCGGATTTCTTTGGCGCTCATTGTTCATCTTCCATGGTGAAGTCTGCCCACTCTTGAGCGTGGGCTGGGTGATAGAATGTTGCCGAGGACTGCCCCTTGCGGGTCCAGACGTTTGCCCGGAACAACCCGCCCGGCAGGGCCAGCACCTCGGAGCGGGCCGCCGGGGCGGCCCTTACCAGCTTGCCGAGGGCGGTGAATGCCCACCTCACCGGTGGAACCCCTGCACGATGACCTGGCCACCGTGCGACCAGTTGCCCATGTCGCGGCTCTTGTGGATGGCGTACCAGTCAATTCCCTGCAAGGTGGTATAGACCTCCTCGGGCCACACGAGGGCGGCCACATTGAACAGGGAGTGGGGGATTCTCCAGTTGATTGCAAAGCGCATTTTCTGGTCATCCGGCAGCGCCTTCATGCGCTCGTGCATGGCCTTGGTCTTGTCGGGGTCTGGGCTCTGGAGCGTCTTGTCGATCATGCCTCTCTCCTCTCGTTAAGCGTAGGCGGTCCAACTCACCGGCAGGCCATCCCAGACCGAGGCATAGTGCCCCTCAATCTTCACATGGTTCCCGTGGCTGACCCGGATGGTGTAGGGCTTGGAGTTCTTGGCGAAGGCCTCGCCCGGCAGGCTCTTGCCAGTCATCGCAGGCTCGTTGCCGGTGTTCGCGCTGATCTGCTCGACCTCCTGCACAATCAGGGTTTGCTTGCCCTTCTTGTCGATCACCTTGAAGAACTCCCGGTTGGTCTGGTCGTAGCCCCAAGAGGTCACGAGGATGGTCCCCACCTCGATCTTGCAGGGCTGGGAGGCGGAGGCTTTCCGCTCGGCTTTGTACTTTGCCGAGGACTTGAGGCTCTCAATCTGCCGGGAGATGTAGCCATCCCGGGAGGCGAGTTTCTTAAAGCTGTAGTGCCAAGCGGGCCGCCCGGCGCTGCCGATGAAACACACGGCGTAGAAGTTGCCAGCCGCCTCGTAGAGGTAGAACTCAGCATCGAGGCCCTTGGGCTGGACTTTCACCCAGCCGGGCCGGATGAAGGCTTTCCGCGCCATCACCCGGTCCTCTTTGGTCATCAAGCGTTTGAACATCTGGGGTCTCCTTTCGCCTCATTATCTAAACGAAAAACATTGAACCGATAATGTGGCGGGATGTCGCAGGCTATTCCTCCTCGGGCTCCGGTTCCGGCTCGTAGCCCTCGCCCTTGCAGCAAGGGCAGGTCTTGGTATTGCCGAGGGTGTAGCCCTCGGCCTCGCTCCAGCGCCGCCGGACGGGCCGGTCCTCGTTTATGCGGACGTAGCCGTCGCCTCCGCACTCCCGGCAGGTCTTGGGGCTATTTAGGGCAGGCTTCACGGGCGGGCTCCTTTTCAAAAAAATCCCGCACGGCAGCGAGCGCCTGCTCGGTGGTGGTTATCCCTCGGCTGGAGTAACCAACAAAGAAATCGCACGGGTCATCCTTCTGGATGTTGGGGCGATGGCTGGAGAACCGGACCTTGTAGGACCGCTCCTCCCCCTTCCGGGTGACAGTGATGTATTTGGATTCCGTTTGCCGCGCCTCATAGAGGTTCAACCGGAAACCGGCGGCGATCAAAACCTCGCAGAAGATAACCCATTTCTGCTTAGGGTAGCCTGCCGCCATCGACCGCCGGGCGCGAGCCTCCAGAAAAGAAGGCACGACCGGCATATTCGTTGCCGTGCGGAGTCTTGATGGTCACGCGGTCGCCGCACTGGATGGCGTCAAACATTGTTCTCCTCCTTGATTTCGTGCTTCACAATCCGGGCAACGATGGTCTGCTTCTCGCCCTGGTATTCGTTGTGTTCCTTGACGGTGGCGTCAATCACCCGCTCCACCCCGGGCTCCGGCCCGAAGGCCCCGCCCTTGTAAACCAGAGCCTCACCGGCCTCGGTGTGCATGGTGACGATGTAGTAGAGGGGCTCGTAATAGTCTCCCTTTCCGAGGACCGCCCGCTTCACCACCTTGACCTTGAGGCTCTTGAGCCGCTCCCCCACCTTGCCCACCCATCCGGCGGTCGCCTTCCGGGCATCCTCGGCCTCCATCTTCTCGACCACCCGGGCAAGGGCCTCGGCCTGCTTTTCCGAAAGCATGTTCCGTTCTTTGGCTTTGGCAATCACGTCGGCCACAAACCCCGACCGGGCGGCGTAGGGCGCGGCCTTGGCGAGGAGCCCGCCGAACTTGGCGAGGAACTCACCCTCCCGGGCCTTTGCCTCGGCCTCGGCCTTCTGCCGGGCAACCTCGGCGGCTGCCGCTTTCTTGGCCTGCCGCTTCTCGGCTGCGGCATTCAACTTCGCCAGCTTCTCGGCGGTGTAGAGCGGAACCCGGAGCGGGCCATTCTTGTGCTTGCCGCTGCCGTCGCAATCGTAGCAGGTATAACCGGTGTGCGCCCAAGCGACGGAACCGCCTTCCCCTCCGCACCGGGAACACACCCGGGGCTCGAAGGTGAACGGCTTGCCGCTGAGGATGGACACCTTGGAAACCGCCTTACCCTGCCGGGTGAAGTATTCGATCTGGTTTTCCATGGGCATCTCCTTTCGCCATATGATCTAGCCGAAATTCGCGCACATGATAATGTGGCAGGTTGTCACATGCCAAGGCCAGTTGACAAAGCGAGGCTTTCAACTATTTTCATTTACGGGAGTATCGCATGACAAAAAGCCCGTTCATTCCATCGGCCCGGCAGCTTCGCGCATTACGCGGCTGGCTCGGTCTCAGCCAGCAGGAGTTCGCAGATGGTGCGAGCGTCTCCGTCTCGGCCCTCATCGACTACGAGAGGCAGCGCCGCGAATCGAGCCCGGATGTGCTGGAGGCCATCGGTCTCCACGTCGCCCGCCTCGGCGTGACCGTCAAGGGCAAGTCCCTCGTGCTGGGAGAGTAGCGTGGCGATCAAGCCCATCCTGAAATACAAGGGAATTATATACTTTACTCCCGCGGCCAAGAAGCGGAAAAAGACAAAGCGCAAACTGGAGAAATCCCATGAATGATTTGTTCCCCCGCGACGCCAAGGGAACCCTGCATATTGTCGCTTTGTCGGGTGGCCACGATAGCACGGCACTTGCGCTTTTGCTGAAAGAGCAGAACCCAGATGTGCCTTACGTTTACGTCTGCACCCCGACTGGCGACGAATTGCCGCCTATGTTCAAACACTGGAATGACCTTGGCGAAAGGTTGGGGCGGCGTCTCGTTCCGATCATGGCTGGAACTCTGCAAGGTGTGATCCGCCAGCAAAAGATGCTGCCCAATTTTCGCGCCCGCTTCTGCACCCGCATTCTGAAAATTGAGCCGTATCGCAAGATGCTGATTGAGCAGGCTGCGATTGGTCCTGTGGTTTCCTATGTCGGCCTTCGCGCTGATGAAGAGGGTCGCGCTGGCGGGGCCTATGCCGACATTCAGGGAGTCACCATGCGATTTCCGCTGCGGGAAATGGGCTACGGCGAGGGTGAAGTTCAAGCAACTCTGCGGCGCTTCGATGTGATATGTCCAGACCGAACCGACTGCGGCACATGCTATCACCAGCGCGTCGGCGAGTGGTTCGAGTTTTGGCGCGACTATCGCGCTGCGGCCATGGAAGCTGTTGACATTGAAGCGGAGATGGGTGGCACGTTTAGAACGCCAGGCCGGGATAGCTGGCCTACAGCACTGAAAGACCTGTTTGCCGAATTTGCGAAAGGCAATATCCCGACAATTAGTCTCAATCGCATGGCGCGCGAGCGCATGGTGGCGGGCGGTTGCCGAGTTTGTGCAATATGAGGATGTCATGGGATACCAGAAAGGAAAAGGGAGTCATCTATATAATTCCCAAATACAACGCGCCGGAACTCCGGCAGGTCTGCCCGCCCTTCGACTGGAACAACCCGGAGCATGTGGCCGGGCTACAGGACCTCCACGACACCCTCGCCGACGCGCAAGGCGGCCGGGCTCTCGGCCTCGCCGCCAACCAGATCGGCCTCATGGCCCGGGCTTTTGCCTTCCGCATGGGGGGGCAGATCGAGATTGCCGTGAACCCAAAGGTGTACGGCACCGACCCCACCATGGTCACCGAGGAGGAGAGTTGCCTGTCCTTCCCGAACCTCAAGGCCAAGGTGCAGCGCCCGGCCTCGGGCCGCGTGATCTACGAGACCGGCCCAATCGAGGACAGGTTCGTCTCCCTCACTGGCTGGGAGTTCCGGTGCTTCCAGCACGAGATGGACCATCTCCAAGGCATCACCCTCGACATCCTCAGAAGGAAGGGCAAATGACCGTCGAACACCTCCCGGGCGCGAAGATCAACCCGCTCGCCCTCCTCGCCCGGGCCATGGAGCATGAGCCCAACAAGGTCATCATCATCTCGTGTCACGAGGGCAACGAGTGGAGGGTGGCATGGTCTGCGATGCAGATGCAGGAACTTGTCTATGGCGCGGCCGTCGGCGATGTCACCGTCCGGCAGGCGCTTTCGGGCCTCATCAAGGCATAGGAGAACACCGTGACCGACCTCATCCTCCCCCGCCGCAAGTTCCTCGCCGGTGCCGCCGCCTTCCTCGCCGCTCCGGCCATCGTTGAACACTTGAACTGAACCCCACCGCCCCGGGCCGATAGCCAGAAACGCCGGGGCGGAACTTTTCGAGGCCCTCCATGAACGTCTTTCGCGTCACCTCCGAGCGCCGCAACGCGCAAGGGCAACCGGTGTGGTTCTTGTTCGAGTGTACCCAGCCGGACCTCGAAACCCTCACCAGCATCCTCAACGATAGCAAGCTGGTGATCGGCAAGATGCTCTGGACCAAGCGCGGCAAAGACGAGGAAGGCCTCTATTTTGAAATCACCGGCGACAAGACCATCGCCCTCGGCAAGGGGGGCGTGGCCGTGATCGAGACCGTCGCCGACCGGTGCATCCGATTTGTGGATTAACCCCAAGGAGAATCACATGACCGAGGAACAGAAAAAGCAGGCCGCCACTGACAGGTGGCACAAGGCCGCTCACGCCATGCAATCCGGCGTGGTGATGGAGATGCACGAAAAGCCCGGGCCGACCCAGCCCAATCATCTCCGGGTCGGCGTCAACACAGCCCTTGCAGATCGCGGCTCGCTCGTGCGCCTGCTTATCTCCAAGGGGGTGTTCACCGAATTGGAATATCTCGACGCCATCGCCGCCGGGATGGAGATAGAGGTGGCGGGCTATGAGGCTCGCCTCTCCGAGACCTACGGCACCAAGGTCACCCTTGCGTGAACCGGCAGACCGAAATCATGGGGATTCGCGTGATTGAGAGCAACGCGCTTCCCCCGGGCTGCATCGCCGCTCTTGTACCCAGCAACCCAATGGAGACTGTATTTCTCATGGACACACCATCCCTCACCCTCGAACAGGCACAGGCCACGGTGGCGACTAAGACCGCCCCCAAGGTCACCAAGGAATCCATCGAGGCCCGCATCAATTCGGTCTCGTACCACCACATCGACCACCTCACCATCTGCGTCATCCAGATGAAAAACGGGTTTTTCCAGATGGGCAAGGCAGCACCGGCGAGCCCGGCCAACTTCGACCCGGAGGTCGGCAAGCGGTATGCCTACGAGGACGCCTTCCGCGGCCTCTGGCAGCTTGAGGGCTACGCTCTATGCGAAAAACTCTATGAGCAGAGCCACCCAGCGGTTGACACCGCCGCGGCTCCGGCCACATAGTCGGGGCAGGTCCGGTTCACTCCGGCCTGTTTGCGAGAGTGCCAGCCGCCCCTCAAAAGGCGGCTTTCTTTTTTCCAGCTTCCCAGATATTCATTGACGCCTCAGAGGCAGACACCCATGCACCGCATCATTCCGCACCCAGCACTCCTCGCCGCCGCCATCATCGCACTTGACCGGGCATCGGTCCCAGAGCCCGACGTGGCTCTCATAGACCCGGACATGGAGAACTATCTCGCCGTCATGGAGAGGCGGCAGTCTCTCCCCATGGTAACACCCAAGCCATGGGTGAAGTGGAAGCAACACCCCAATAGCCCAAGGAGGCACAAATGACCGCAACCACCAACAAGAAGCAGCCCACCACCAAGGAGGAGGTCGCCCGTATGTACGGCTACGCCTCCGTCGCCGATGCCGAACGCGCCGCTCGCCGGGCCATGCGCTTCGTCAACAACCACCCCAAGCAGCACATGCCCTCGCACATCCGCATCAAGGGCGCTCTCGCCGGGGCTCTCGCACAGGTCGAGTGATGCCCCGCAAGCCCACCAAGAAGGCAAAGGCCCCAGCCCCAGCCAAGCGCAAGGGACCCGGCCGCCCCTCGGACTGGAAGCCCGAGATTGTGGGGCAGAGCCAGAAGCTCGCCGCCCGAGGATGGACCCGGGAGGAGATTGCCGACTTCCTCGGCATCACCTCTCGCACTTTCCGCCGGTGGTGCATCTCCCACCCGGAACTCGACGCCGCCCTCTCCATCCCGGAGGACAAGGCCAACGCCCGGGTTATCCATTCCCTCTACAAACAGGCCACCGGCTACGAGCGGGAGGAGGAGGACATCCGCATCGTCAATGGGGAAATTGTCCGCATTAAAATCAAGAAGTTCTATCCGCCCTCCACCTCGGCCGCCATCTTCTGGGCCAAGGCCAAGGCCGGGCTCCGGGATGACATGCCCATCGACCCATCGGGACCCCTCGACCCCAACCCGGGAGACGAGGCCCCAACCGAACAGGAACCGCCAAAGCAGGTCGCCCGGCGCATTCTGTATCTCATCAACAAGGGTGACCAAGAGGAGAACGCAGCATGAGCTATGCACTGGTGATGTGGGGAGAGCAAGGCACCCGCCCGAATCACAAGGTCGAGGACCTTGACGAGAGCAAGGGCTTTGTCCGCCTCCCGGCGACTGATGGCTCTTACAAGGTCACGGTCATCGGGCTCAATTCCGATGGGGTCCGGGCCTATCGCAAGGCCGAGAACAACGGTGATGACCCGCTCGACGCCGCCCTCGATCATCTCAACGCCGAACACAAGGCGCGAGACGAGGCCGCCGCCAAGGAAGCCGAGAACGCCAAGGCCATCGGCAGCGCCGTGCAGGGTGAGCGCGAGCCCGCCCCGGCAGCGCCCGAACCTCGGGACCAGCCCGACATTGACCCGCCGCCCGAAAAGATGGGCGGAGACCCCGCGGGACAGGCCTGAGACCATCTGGTAAACACAGGCGGCTCCCTTCGGGGGGCCGCTTTCACAAGGGGGACACCATGAACGACCCGCAACACCAGACCTTGCTCATTGCCCTCATCCTCCTGATCTATCTCGCCATGGCGTCCGGGCTCTATCTCCTGTTCGCCACGGTGTTGTGTGGAGCGGCCACATGCTGAGACCCGCGCCGATTCCTCCGCCGGTCTGCTTCAAGTGTGGCGAGCCCGCCGCATGGCAACAGCGCATGGCAATCCCGGAGAAAGGCACCAAGGAAATCCCCATCTATCTGTTCACCGGGGACCATGCTTGCCATAAGTGCAGGACCGAGGGGGTCCGGCCCGGCGCTCTCCTCACCGCAACGGCGATGGACGTGGCCCGGGCGGCAATGCACGGTAAGGAGCCCGACTTCCCGCGGGCCTTTCTTGAGTGGATGAAGATACCATGACCGACCTCTCAACTGTGGCCCGGGAGATTGAAGCCCTCCCATCAGAGCAGCGGCGCAAGATCGAGGCGGAACTCAAGGCCGCCACCAACGGGCTCAAGTGGCTCCCCAACCCCGGCCCCCAGACCGACGCCTATTTCAGCCCGGCCGACGAGGTGTTCTATGGGGGAGAGGCCGGAGGCGGCAAGACTGACCTCCTCCTCGGCACGGCCTTGAACAACCACCGCCGCGCCCGAATCATGCGCCGCCTCAATGGCGAGGTGCAGGGCCTCATTCAGCGCATGGAGGAGATTGTCGGGCAGGCTGGGCTCAAGCGGAATGCCCCGGCCATGTACCGGACCAAGAGCCAGATTATCAATTTCTCCGGCTGCCAGTTTGAGAAGGACTGGAAAAAGTACCAAGGCTCGGCGCAGGATTTCTTTGGCTTTGACGAGATCACCAACTTCACCCGGCAGCTTTACACAACCCTCATCGCATGGAACCGCTCGGCCTTCCCCAAGCAGCGCTCCCGCGTCATCTGCACCGGCAACCCGCCGACCACCCCGGAGGGGATGTGGGTTATCGAGTATTGGGCTCCATGGCTGGACCCGGAACACCCCAACCCGGCCTTGCCCGGCGAGTTGCGGTGGTTCACCACAATCAACGGCAAGGACACCGAGGTCGATGGCCCCGGGCCGGTGACGATTGACGGCGTGGTCCTGAAAGACGAGCGCGGCGAGACGATTCTGCCCAAGTCCCGCACCTTCATCCCGGCAGAACTCAAGGACAACCCGGACCTCGCCGAGACGGACTACGCCGCCCGCCTGTCCGGTCTGCCCGAGGAGTTGCGCAGGTCCCTCAAGCTGGGTGAGTTCCGGGCTCAAATGGAGGACGCGCAATTCCAGTGCTTCCCCTCCGAGTGGGTGGACCTCGCCATGAATCGCTGGAACCCGAGCGGACGGGACGGCCCCATGAATGCCGTGGGTGTGGACGTTGCCCAAGGGGGCGAGGACAAGGCGGCCATTTGCCCTCGACATGGCAACTGGTTTGACCTCATCCAGACCTACCCCGGGCGAGAGGTGCCGGATGGCCCGACGCTGGCCTCCAAGGTCATTGCCATCCGCCGAGACCCGGCCTCGGTTTCCATCGACATGGGGGGAGGCTACGGCATCTCGACCCGCGACCACCTCAAGAGCCTTGTGCCGGTCGAGGAGTTCAATGGCTCGGCCTCGGCAGAGGCGAGGGTGGACAAGAGTGGGATGCTCAAGTTCCTGAATATCCGGGCCGCCGCCCATTGGCACCTCCGGGAGTTGCTGGACCCGAGTGGCGGCCACAACATCGCCCTCCCCCCGGACCCTGACCTCCGACAGGAACTCCTCACCGTGCGCTACATCCCGGGGCAGAAGATCAAGATTGAACCCAAGGAGGATGTCATCGACCGGCTGGGCCGCTCGCCGGACAAGCTGGACGCCCTCATCATGGCAGCCTTTGCCCGGGGGGAGACAAAGGCCGGGAGATTTGGTAACACCGGCGCGTTGCAACAAACCGCCACCACATCCGGGCGGAACCCAAGAAGGAGATGACCATGGCAAAAGTGATGAAAGCCATCACGGGACTTATCGGCAAAATCCTGCCCAAGGCCCCCAAGATTGACATTCCCGTCATGCCGGACCCCGGCTCGACCGCTTCCAAGCTGGCGATGAGCCGCAAGATGAACGAGCGCAAGGGACGCGGGCGGGAAGGAACCATCTACTCCGGGGCAGGTGGCGCTTATGGCGGCCTGAACCTCGGCGGCACCTCGTAACTCGAACCAAGGGGGGGCGACCATGGCGCTCGACACTCGTGACCAAGGCGTCCTCCTTACAATGGGGGAGGCCTTCTCTCGCAAGGGAAACCTTGACCGCTTCTGGCAGACCGTGGCGGATAACCACTACCCAGAGCGAGCCTCATTCACCCGCCCCCTCGACCTCGGGGAGGAGGCAACCTCCCAACTCTACTCATCCGAGCCGGTCCTGTTTCGCCGGGAGTTCGGCAACTTCTTGAACTCTGCCCTCCGGCCTCGTGGCCGTGACTGGTTTTCGATGGCCCCGGCCAACGTGAAACTCCGCAAGCGCCCCAAGGTCCTCGCCTATCTGGACGAAAAGCGCGATATGCTCCGGGCTCTCCTCTACAACCGGGGCTCGGGCTACACCCGGGCCATGGTAGAGGCGGACCACGACTTCGCCACCTTCGGCAATGCGGTTGGCACGGTCGAGGAGCGGCCTGACCGCTCCGGCCTCCTGTTCCGCACATGGCACCTCCGGGATTGCGCATGGCTCCAGAACTACGAGGGCGAGGTGGACACCGTGTTCCGCAAGTTCCGCCCCACCATTCGGGAACTCATGGCGCAGGAGAAGCGCCGGGGCTGGAAGATTGACCCGAAACTTGCCGAGGTGGCGACCAAGGAACCACTGCGCAAGGTCAACTGTGTCCATGTGCAGATGCCCCTCCTCAGTTACCAGCCGGAGAAAAAGGCCAAGCTGGAGTGGGTCTCGCTGTACTACGACATCGACCACCAATGTCTTATGAGCCGCAAGCTGGTCCCCGAGTTCAACTACTTCGTTGACCGCTGGTCTCTCTTGAACGAATCGCCCTACGCCATCTCGCCTTGCGTCATCTGTTCCCTGCCGGACTCCCGCACCTTGCAGGTCATGACGTGGAGCGTCATTGAGGCAGGCGAGAAGGCGGTCGAGCCCCCGATGGTGGCAACCCATGGCGCGGTGGTGGGAGGTGTGAACATCGCCGCCGCACAAGTGACGTGGGTGGACAAGAACTATGACGAGCGCACCGGCGACGCCATCCGCGCTCTCGAACTCGGCACCTCTCCCCAATTCGGCGAGGTCCTGCGGGAAGGCATCCGCAACAACCTCAATGCAGCGTGGTACTTGAACAAGCTGCTTATGCCCCAGACCTATGACAAGACGGCATACGAGGCCAACCGGCTTCACGAGGAGTTCCTCCGGGCGGTCCAGCCCATCATGGAGCCCGCCGAGGCCGAGCGGAACGGCAACCACCTCGACCTCGCCTTTGCCATCTCCCAGCGTCTCGGCCTCTGGGGCGACCCCAAGGCCATGCCCGAGGAACTGGCCGGGCAGGACATCGACTTTACCTACGACAACCCCTACGAGGACTCCCGCAAGCAGGCCCTCTCGCTGGCCTACAAGGCGACTGCCGAGGTCAACCAGATTGCAGCGGCCACCGACCCGACCGTCATGGCGCAATTCAACGGCAAGAAGGCATACCGGGACGCCATCTCCGGCGTTGCCCCGCCCTCGTGGTTGCTTGACGAGGATGAAGCCGAGGAGGCCATGGCAAAGGCCGAGGAGGAGCAGACCTTGGCAGGCGCGGCACAGGAGGTTGCAGGTGCAGCCGAGATTGAGGCCAAGATGCAGCCGAAAGGACAGATGCAGGCCGCCGCATGAGCAACCGCTACAAGCCCCCATTCCACCCATGGGAGCCGCCGGAGATCACCGACGCCGAGGTCATGGCTCTCAAGAACCTCGCTGCCGGGAATGCCAATGGCTCCCAGCAACAGATGGCGCTCACCACCATCATTCAGAAATTCTCGGGCACGTATGACCTGAGTTTCCGCCCCGGCGGCCAAGATGCAGATAGAGCCACAACCTTTGCAGAGGGCAAGAGGTTCGTGGGGCAACGCATCTTGGAGGCCATGACCCGCCCTCTCAAGCCCCAGCCACAAGGAGAAACCGATGGCAGCCGACGAACAAGCGACAAACCAGAACCTCCAGCCGCCCGCATCCGGCGGAACCCAAAGCCCGCCGAAAGATCAAAGCCAGCAAAGCCAGAAGCCGGATGACGGCAGCAAGCCTGCCGGGTCCATCTACAAGGATGTCGGCCTGCCAGACCCGGGCGAGAAGGGCTCCTCCTCGTGGCCCGAGAATTGGCGGCTCGATATGGCCGGGGGTGATGAGAAGCTGGCAAAGCAGCTTGAGCGTTATCAGAACCCGGGCGAGGTCTCCAAGGCATTGCTCGCGGCACAGCAACGCATCCGCTCCGGCGAATATCGCAGAGTGACCCCGCCCCCGGACACCAAGGACGAGGCCGCCTTGGCGGCATGGCGAGAGGAGCAAGGCCTCCCCAAGACGGCAGCGGAATATACCTTTGACGTGGTGGAGGGCTTCGACTTTGCCAAGGCGGACCCCCAGACCAAGGCCGCGCTCGGGGAGTTCCAGCAGACGTTTCACAGCGCCAACCTGTCCAAGCAGCAAGCCGATGCCGTGGTGAAGGGAATCACTGCCGTCTCCCAGAAGCAGATGGAGGAGCAGGCCAAGGCTGATGCCGAGTATGGCGACCGGGCCGAGGACACCCTCCGGGCGGATTGGGGGGCGGACTACCGGACCAACATTCAGGCCAACTGGAATTTCCTGACCCAGAAACTCGGGAGCGCCGAGGAGGCGACCGCCTTTGTCGAGGCCCGGATGCCCAACGGGCGGAAGCTGGGGGACAACCCGGCTATCAGCAAGTTGATTAACGAGATGGCCCGGATGGAAGGAAGCGACATCATCTACAACGGTGGCGGGGATGCAAAGGGTGTGGACGCCCGCATCGCCGAGATTGAGAAGATGATTTCCAACCAGAGCGCCGACTACACGAATGCCGTGGCCGAGGAATACCAAGGCCTTCTTGCCAAGCGTGAGGCCCGGCAATCCCGTCAGTGAACCGGCACAGGATAGCCCGGCTCAAGGCATACGAGAAACAAGGGGGGCGCTGCTTTTGGTGCGGCGTCCCCACCCGCCGGGAGATGGCGGACAAGGGCATTTTCCTCGCCCCCTCGACCGCCGAACACCTCACTCCCAAGAGCCGGGGCGGCACCAATTCACAGCGCAACATTGTCTCGGCCTGCAAGCAATGCAATTGCTGCCGGGGCAACATGCCCTTGGCGATGTGGCTGATTGTCTTGAGGGAAACCCTCATAGTCCAGCGGCGGACGCATCATTTCAATGAGGTCTTGTCATCATTGCGAGACCGTGGTATTCACGCGCTCACATTGGTCGGCTACCCCGGCGACGGCCCCGACCCCGAGACCCGCTGAAAGTCCCGCCCCTCGCTGGACAGTGACCGGCCCCGCAAGGCCCTCCCGGTCCCTCCAGAAGGCCACCCGAGACGGAAGCATAAACCCTTCCCCCATTCTCGTTTGACCAATGGAGCATTCCTATGCCCGGTGCAGCGCCCCAAATCCAATATCGCCAAGAGTTCGTGCTTGGCTTCCAGAAGCGTCAGTCCCTCCTCAAGGACACGACCACCAAGGAGATGCAGGTCAAGGGCAATCAGGCCACGTTCCTCGTTGCCAACACCTCCGGCACGGCTTCCACCCGTGGCGTGAACGGCCTCATCCCTGCCTCTGACAACGACAACACGCAGGTCACCGCGACCCTTGCTGAAAAGCATGACCTGCGCCGCATGACTGGTTTCAACATCTTCCAGTCACAGGCCGACCAGCGGGCCATCATGCAGATGAACACCATGTCCGTCATCAACAACGACATGGACGCGGCCATCCTTGCCGAACTCGCCAGCGGCACCCTCGACACCGGGGCCACCGCCACCGCCGCCGCCTCCAGCGGCGCGATTGTCTCCAAGGCCATCGCGCAGTTGATCAACAACGGTGTGCCGTGGGACGGCAACATCTTCGCCGTGGTCACCGCCGCCTTCATGGAGTACCTGTCCCAGCTTGCCGGTTTCGCCTCGGCTGACTACGTGAACGTCAAGCCGTTCGTGAACTACCCCGGCCAGAACGCGAACAACGAGAAGGCCCCCGGCCAAGGCTGGTATGAGTGGAAGGGCGTCAAGTGGATTATGTCCTCGCAGATCAGCGGCGCGGGCACCAATGCCGAACTCTGCTACATGTACCACCGCTCGGCCATCGGCCATGCCGTCAACTCCGCTGGCATTGATAGCCAGATTGGCTACGACGGCGAGCAGGACTACTCGTGGGCTCGCTGCTCCCTGTTCCATGGTGCCAAGCTGCTTCAGAACACCGGCGTTGTCCGTATGCTCCACGACGGCTCGGCCTTCGTGGCAACCTAATCACCGGGGGGAGGGTTCGCCCTCCCCTTTCCCGCTTCACCGCTTCACCCCTTCACCCCTTCAAACTTTCAGGAGCCGCCCATGGCTTACTCAACTTCCAACCCTCCTATCCTCCTCTGCGGTCCCATCAACAACGGTCAGGCCGGTCGCATCTGGTATTACTCCTCAACCGACACATTTGCTGTTGTCCGGGTCTCGGGCTATTTTTCCAACGGCTACGACCTCGGCATGAGGGCAGGCGACATCATTTTCATCGTGGACAACGATGCCTCGCCCATGATCCTCTCGGTCTCCCTGGTCAACGCGGCGAGCCCCTCAGGCGTGGACATCGCCGATGGCATGGGACTTGCCGGGGCCGACAGCGACTAATTGCCGCTCGGGGCGGTTTTCTGTTATCGTCCGCAGAGGGCGGGGGTCTGCCCCGCCCTTTTGCATAGGAGAACGACACAATGGCGAAAGCCGAAACCAAGCAGCCGGAAAGCGTCAAGCGCATCACTCACCCCCAGCGGCTCTATTTCCGCGACGGCGAGCGCATCGCCCGGGACGAGGCCATCATCCCCATGGGCCACACCCATGATCAGGTCCTCAATGACCCGAACTACTTCACCCACAGCATGAAGCGGATTCGCCCGAACACGATTGTACGCTACATCGCCGAGGACTACTCGTTCGGTGGCGAGTTGCTCATCCCCCGCGTGATTGACGGCATGGCAAAGGCCATCTCGCTCACGTCATGGGAACGCGCCAACGCCGCCGAGGTGACCGAGATTTCTGACCTCTACAAGGTGACGACCGGCGCGACCGGCTTCCGCGTGGTCCTCAAGGCTACCGGAGCCGTGGTGAAGGACGGCCTTGCCACCAAGGCCGAGGCCTACAACCACATGGCCGAACTCGAAACCAAGGCCCGCAAGGCCGCCTAAGACAACCGGGAGGGCCAGATGGCAGTCACCAAACTCGACCTCTACAATCTGGCCCTCCTCGAATTGAAGGCCTCCCCGCTTGTGTCTTTGACCGAGGCCCGGGAGAGCCGCCGGGTTCTGGATGTCCACTATCCCCGGGTTCTGGCTTACATGCTGGAGCAAGGCTTCTGGAACTTCGCCATGCGAACGGTGGAGATCACACAGGACGCGACCATCACCCCCGCCTTTGGCTACAGCATGGCATTCAACAAGCCTACCGATTGGGTGAGGACCTTTGCCATCTCGCTCAATGAGCGGCTGGAGCCAATCCTTTCGCAGTACATCGAGGAGAGCAATCTCTGGTTTGCAGATGCCGGGCCGCTTTATGTCCGGTATGTCTCGAACTCGGTCTCCGGCTATGGCTATGACCTCACCCGATTCACCGAGCGCTACATCAAGGCATTCTACTTTGAACTCGCGGCTCGCTCGTGCAGCAAGGTTGCCGGGTCCTCGGACGGCCTCAAGGATGACTTGGAAAAGAAGGCCAAGGGCTTCCTCTCCGAGGCCCAGCAGTTCGAGGCCCTCCGCGAGCCCGCCCAATCGCTTCCGCAAGGGCGCTGGAACGCCGCCCGCTTCGCCATGGGTGGCAGCAACGGCAAGTGGGCCGGGCAGTACAGGACGCGATAATGGCCCGGGAACGCACCTTCCTCTTTGCACTGAACGGCGGCCTTGTGTCGCCTCTGGCTCTCGCTCGCACCGACCTCCAGCGCATGAGGCTCACGGCCGAGGAGTTCCACAACTGCTTCCCCCGGGTGATCGGCCCGCTCCAGTTCCGGCAAGGGACCGAGTATCTCGGCTCCACCAATGGCAATGCCGTGGCCCGGCAAATCCCCTTCATCTTCTCGGTCGATGACACGGCCATCATCGAACTTGCGGACCTGTCCCTCCGGGTTCTGGTCGATGACGCCGAGGTCTCCCGGGTGGCCGTGTCCACCACCATCACCAACGGGAACTTCTCCTCCGGCACCGGCTGGACCCTGACCACCACCGGCAGCGGGGTCGCCAACATCAATTCGACCGTGGCCGGAGCGCTTGTCCTCCAGACCCCGGCCCGGGGCGGCACGGCAAAGTGCGAGCGGTCCTTTTCCGTCTCGGCAGGAGACCAGCCCAAGGAACACGCCATCCGCCTCACCGTCTCGGCTGGCACTGTCAGGTTCCGTCTCGGCTCCACGTCCGGGGGGCAGGAAATCCTCGCCGAGGCCGAGTATGCCGAGGGCGTCCACTCCCTCGCCTTCACCCCAAACACCGGGACCTGCTACATTCAACTTTCAGCCAAGTCCGAGACCATCGTGTCGGTTGACAGTATCGAGATTGAAGCGGCTGGCACCCTCACCCTCACGACGCCATGGGGTGCCGCTGACCTCCCGGCCATCCGCTACGAGCAATCCGGTGACGTTATCTTTGTGGCAGATGGCTCAAGCACCCCTTACCGCATTGAGCGCCGAGGCAACCCTACTTCATGGTCCCTTGTGAAGTATAAGTTCACCAACGGACCATGGCGTGGCAAAACTGCCAACATCACACTCACCCCCTCGGCCCGCCTCGGCAATGGCACCCTCAGCGCCTCGGCTCCCTTCTTTGTCCCCGGTCATGTCGGCGCTCTTTTCAAGCTGACTCATTCACAGACCACGGCGGATGTCTCTCTCGCCGGTAATGACGTTTACACCGACCCCGTGAGAATCTCGGGGGTGTATCAAGGGACAACGCGGCAATGCACCATTGCCGTAACAGGTACGTGGGTCGGCACATGGTCGGAACAGGTCTCCTACGATGAAGGGGACACTTGGCAAAACTATGCCACCTACACCGCCAACGATGCGCCATTCAATCGCTACTATGGCGCGGACAACATAACCCTGCTTGCGCGAGTCGGTTTTCAGTCTGGTGACTACACCTCCGGCACCGCAAACATCGCTCTATCCCAGCCGGGCGGCGGCGGTACTGGCGTCGTTCGCATCACCGGCTATTCATCCGCCACCTCGGTCACCTATGAAGTTGTGGAGCGCCTACACTCGACCGGCGCAACCGAAAATTGGGAGGAGGGCAAGTTCTCGGATTATCGGGGCTGGCCCGACTCAGTAGCCCTGTTTGAGAGCCGCCTTTGGTGGGGCTCCAGAGACCAAGTTGCCGGGTCCTATGTGGACGATTTCACCAACTACGATGTGGACGAGGAGGGAGACTCCGCGCCCATCATCCGGTCCATTGCCACCGGCCCGGTGAACAAGGTGCAATGGATGCTCGGCCTCGCCCGGCTGATTATCGGGACCTCCGGCGCGGAAAGCGTGGCCCGCTCCTCCAGCTTCGATGAACCAATGAGCCCGACCAACTTCTCCATCAAGGACGCCTCGACCTACGGCTCGGCGGACCTGCAAGCCGTCAAGATTGACCGGGAGGGTTATTTTGTGCAGCGCTCCAGAAAGCGGGCCTATGTCCTGTCCTACTCGGTCGAGGCCAATGACTACGTGTCTCAGGAAATCAGCCGTTTCAACCCGACTATCCTCAACGCGGGAGTTGCCATTTGCGCGGTGCAGCGCATCCCGGACACCCGGATTTGGAATGTCATGGATGACGGCTCGGTGGTCTGCCTCACCTACGAAAAGACCGAGGACGTGATTGCATGGACCACCTTCGAGACGGACGGCCTTGTCGAGGACGTGATGGTCCTCCCGAACACGGACGGGGATGACGTTTATTTCATCATCAACCGCACCATTGACGGCGTGACCAAGCGCTACCGGGAGCGCCTCACCTATGACACCGACGCCGTGGGCGGGGTCAACAACTACATGGCCGACTCCTTCAAGCATCAAACGGTCACGGCCTCGGCAACCGTCACCGGCCTCGACCATCTGGAGGGCAAGGACGTAGTGGTCTGGGCGGCGGGCGAGCCGTTGCTGGACGCAAACCAAGACCCGGCCACCTTCACCGTGACCAGCGGGGCAATCACCCTGCCGGAAGCGGTGACCGGCACTGTGATTGTGGGGCTGCCGTATGAGGGCCGGTGGAAGTCAACCAAGCTGGCCTATGCAGCCCAGACCGGGACCGCGATGTCCCAGCGAAAGACTATCGGGATGGTCGCGCCCATCCTCTACGCCACCCACAACAAGGCCGCCCTGTTCGGCACCTCGTTCACCGACTACATGGACCCTATCAGCCAATCGCTTGAGATGCAGGACCTCGGCGCGGCCATGCTCGACACCGACCGGGACTATGATTATGACGCCTTCGCTCTCCCGGGAGAGTGGAGCCCGGACGCCCGGCTTTGCATCAAGTTCCGCGCCCCTCTCCCGGCCACGGTCCTCGGGATTGGTTTGTCAATCGAGGCCCATGAAAATGCCTAGCCTCCGCCCCATGCGCCGGTCTGATATGGTGAAGGAGAGCCGGTTCATTGTGCCCAAGTTTGTCGGCGTTGTGATTGTCCATGAGGGGCGAGACATCGGCTCCGGTTCGATTGTCTGGGGGGATGGGGGCAGGCCCTATCTCAGCATGGGAATCACAGACGAGTTCCGCAAGTTCCCGGTGTTCATGGTCAAGACCGCCAAGATGCTCATTGAGGCTTCCATGCAGGCCAATGGTGAACTCTACACGGTCGAGGACAAAGAGGAGCCAACGGCACCGCGCCTGTTGGCGCACCTCGGGTTTATTGATACAGGGGAAACCATCCAAGGAGAGAGGGTTCTCAAATGGCAGAAGTCCTAGCAGTTCTCGGCACCATCGGCTCGCAGGTGATGAGTGCCGCCACCACGGCAGGCTCGTACCTCGCCGCAAACGCTGGCACCATCGGCACCGCGCTCTCGGTCGGGTCAACCGTCTATGGCGGCCTCTCTGCCTACAAGCAGGGGAAAGACACCTCCAAGGCTTTGAAGGCCAAGGGCGAGCGCGAATTGGCGGTCTCTCAGAGGGAGGCCGAGCGCAAGCGCCGGGAGACACAGTTGCTCGTGTCCCGGCAGAACGCAATTGCCGGAGCCTCCGGGGCCGGAGCCACGGACCCCAGCGTCCTCGCCGTCATGGGCAAGACCAAGACGGAAGGCGACAACGCCGCCATGCTCGATATGTACAACGGCATGGTCAACAGGTCTGACCTCTACACCGAGGCCAACACGGTCAGGGGTGAGGGCAAGAGCAAGTTGTTCGGCACATTCCTCGATGCCGGAAGCACAATCTACAGCAGCCTCGCCCGCAAGAAGCGGACCTCCCTCGAATATAGCTACTAAGGAGCCATCCCATGCCGAGGATGCCGGACTGGACAGACGCCCCGCGCAACAGGGCCACCACCCCCAACGTGCCGCGCACCCCCAAGGATTTTGTGGGGGAGGCTGCCGGTCGCCTTGGCGAGACCATCGCCCGGGAGGCAGAGGCAAGCGAGGAGTTGAACCTGCGCATTGCCAAGCAACAGCGGAACGAGGGGCAGGCCCTCGAATATGCTGCCGCCAAGGCGGACTTTGCAAAGCGCCGCATCAACGAGGAGGACGGCTACCGCCCGGAGGTCAACCCACGTCTCGACAAGTGGGAAGGCCAATACACCAAGAACCTGACCAAGCACAAAGCGGCCTCGGCTGCGCTGATTTCAGACCCCAACCTCCGGCTCCGGTTCGAGTTCGAGGCGGACGAGGACATCACGCGGGGCTCGGTCGGCTTGCGCGGCAAGGTCCGGGACTATCGCATGGGAGAGCAGCGAGCCCGGGGCTTGCAGGCCATCGAGGACACCCTCATCCTTGCAGCCAAGCCCGGCCTCCCTCAAGACGAGGTGAACCGCTTGTTCATCCGCGCCCGGGCTGACATCGACAACCTTGTCATGGCCGGGGTTATGACGCCCGAGCAGGCGGTCGAGCAGCGCCGCTCATTCTCCAAGAGGTTCGCCACGGCCAAGGTGCAGGAGGACATCCTCGCAGACCCGGGCAATGCCTACCGCAACATTCAGGGCGGAGCCGCGGGCGAGGTCTATTACCGCAAGCTCCGGGGGAAAGAGAGCAGCGGCAACGACTACGCCAGCCCCGACACCTCCTCGGCGCTCGGCCGCTACCAGTTCACCGCCGGGACATGGGACCTCGTAAGACGGAATCACCCGGAGCTTGGATTGACCAAGGAGGGCCGCGTCAGCGCCGACCAGCAGGAGCGAGCCATCCGGGCACTTACCGCCGACAACGCGGCTTTCCTCCAGAGCAAGGGAGTTCCGGTCTCCGAGGCCTCTCTCTACATGGCGCATTTCATGGGGGCGCAAGGGGCGGTCGATATGTATAAGGCCTCCCCGGGCGCGGATGCAGCACAGCTTTTCCCGGAAGCAGCCAAGGCCAACCCCACCATCTTTTTTGCGGGCAAGGGAGAAACTCTCCGCCCTCGCACGGTGGCCGAGGTCATCGCCCTCCAGACCAAGAACTTCTCGACACAGGACGCCCCGGCCCCAGCCTACTATGAGATGCTGGACCCCGAGGACCGGGTGAGGTTCTCGACCATGGCCGAGGCAGAGTATGCCTCCCGCGCCAAGGCCGAGAGGGAAGCCGACGCCCTCCAGAAGTACCAGACCAAGAGCCTCTTGGAGGATGACATCTCCCAGATTGCCAACACCGGCAAGCCGAGCGACATTGACCCCTCACAGGTGGCCGCCGTCCTCGGGGAGGACGATGCCGTCAAATGGCTGGAGGACCGACAAAGCGCGGCCAACACTTTCGCCGCCGTTTCGGCCATGGACACCATGACCAACGACCAGATTGAGGACCACCTCTCCAGTCTGGAGCCACAAGCCGGGGCTGCCAATTTCAAGGACGCCCAGAAAACCTATGACGCTGCCGAGCGCCGGGCCAAGAGCCTTCTGGACCTGCGCCTCAAGGACCCTGCCAAATCCGTAGAGGAGTCGGCGCTGGTCAACGAGGCCAAGAAGGGACTGGACCCGGCCCAGCCCCAGACGGTGCAGGCCCTCGCCCGCGCCCGGCTGGCAGCGCAAGAGCAGGTGGGCATCCCCAAAGCCATGCGCCAACCCGTCACCCGAGCCGAGGCCCGGCAGATCATCGCCCCGATTGAGAGGGTGATCGACATGACGGACGCGCAAATCGTGGCCGCCACCGGCTCCGCTGGGGCAGACAAAGCCGCTCGCAAGGCCTCAATCCGCGCCATCCACCGGCAGGCCGAGGAGGAAATCCGCAACACGGTTGACCAGATCGAGGCCGCGTATGGTCCCTATGCGGACCAAGTTCTCGCCTTCGCCATCGCGGAATCGGTGAGGGACAAGGAGATTGGGGACCTCGCCTCCCGGGTGTTCAAGAAGATTGCCTCCGGCCAGAGGGTCACCTCCAGCGACACCGAGGGCCTCGACCAAGCCAACGAGGCCGCCACGGCAGACAAGGCCATGGGTGGGGATTTGAGGGGTCCGAGCCGCTCCCCCCCTCCCAAGCCCGCAGGAAGCCCCCAGACTGGCAACAGCGGTGGCAGGCCCGAACCTGCCGGGCAACCCCAGAAAGCCAGCGCTGCCCCCGGAAACGGGGCCGGGCGGGGCCAAAACGCCCGGGAGCAACAGGGCAAGCCGGAGCGCAAGCGCCCCACCGCCCGGGATGGGAAGCCTTGGCCTTCCCAAAAGGACGTGACCACCCTTCTCAAAAATCCGAGTATGGCGGCTCAATTCGATAGGCTTTATGGACAGGGGGCCGCCGCCGAGTGGCTTCCGCAGGAGTAAGATATGGCAAAGATGCCGGGTGTGATGGTCGAGGGTCCGTGGTCCCCGGAGGATGATGCCGAGGCCGCTCGCAAGGCGCGGGCCTACAAGCCAGAGATGGCGGAGGTCAAGCCGCCGCCCGGCCCCGTGTTCTCCGGCCCGGATGATAGCGCTCCGGCCACATTCATCGAGCCCAGCAGGCCCTCCCTCTGGGAGCGGACCAAAGAGCATTTCAACTATCAGGTGAACCATGGGTTCTTTGCCCTCGGCGACCTGATGGAGATGCGCCTCCAGCGCCTCAATGCCGAGGAAAAGCAGGCCGAACTCGCCAAGATGCAGGCCGAGGGGCAGGGCGACACCATGGCCGCCAAGCGGACGGAGATGGAAATGTTCCAGTCCGCCGGGGAGTCCGAGATGGCGCGGACGGCCCGGGCCGAGGACACGTTCCGGTTCGAGAACATGCCCGCTGCCGAGGGGGTGTTGGAGAACGCCGCTGCCGTGGTGGGTGGCTTCGCGGGCTCCATCGACCCCACGGTCATTGTGCCCGAGGCCAAGATTGGCACGACCGCGTGGCGCATGGGCTCGCCGGTTATCTCCAAGATGCTCGACTATGGCGTCTCCAACGCGGCCATGAACGCGCTTCTCAATGCCAGTGTGCAGGCCGGTGAATTGGGGGCCGACATCCGGGACGAGATTGATTGGGATTCGGTCCTCCTTGACGCCGGGGTGGGTGCAGCCATGGGGGTCCCGTTCGGCTACATCCATGGCCGGGCGGCCCGCGACGAGATGGCGCAATTGGTGCAGGCCCCGGAACCGGGTATGGCACCATGGGCACCGCCTCGCACCGGCCCGCGTGTCGAGAATGTGCCCAAGCCTGAAAGGGTGCCGGACCAGACCACGGTTGAAAGCATCTCCGAGGCCCATGCCCCGGAGGAGATCACAGCCGCACAAGAGACCCTGTTCGGCGAAGTGGTGGGAACGCGCAACCTCACCCCCGAGCAACTCAATCAGGTGGACGACTACATCAACGCGGGCAAGCCATACGGAGAGGAGTTTCCTCGTGAAACAACCGTTCAAGATATGCCCCCGGTGCGGGAGCCCGCACAATCGGAAGCAGAACCGCTACCTCAAGTGCCAGAGCGGGGACAACCGGAAGGCAGCGCGAACCCGCCTCCGGCAAATGAAGGCCCGGAACGCGCCAAGGGAGTCCCACCGAGTGCCACATACGTCGGACTGAACGCCGACGGGAACCAGGTCTGGGAATGGCAGCACAAGGATGGGCCTCGCCGCATCGAGGTCCGCCCGGGAAAATCTGTCAGCATGGAAAACCCCTCCATGCTGTCCGGCCCCGGCTTCACCCCCTACGTAAGGGATGCCAGGTTCGAGGTGGCGACCCCGGCCCAGTCCCCCAAGGCTCCTGAGCCCGCCCCTCTCGCCGGTGGTTATCAGGATTTCCGCCCGGCAGACCTCAAGGTCGATGCCTCCCGCTTCCAGTTCAAGGGAGGCGGTGACGAGGAGGGCGTGGTCGAGACCCTCAAGAAGGTCAAGACGTGGGACCGCAAGAAGTCCGGCACCATCATTGTCTGGCAGGACCTCGCCGGTAACAACTACGTGGTGGACGGGCACCAACGCTATGGCCTCGCCAAGCGGCTCAAGGCCGAGGGGCAGGACCCGGTACTCCATGCGATGATTTGGAGGGAGGCGGACGGCATTTCCGCCGAGGATGCCAAGGTCCTCGCCGCTGACATCAACATCTCACAGGGCTCCGGCACGGCGGTAGATGCTGCGAAAATCCTCCGGTCTCGCCCGGAGATGATGGACAACCTCCCCAAGAACGCGGTTACCGAGCATGGTGTGGGGCTCGCCAAACTTTCGGATGACGCCTTTGGCATGATCGTCAACGGCAAGGTGCCGCCCGAGTATGGGGCTCTCGTGGGCAGGCTTGCCCCGACCCCATCGACCCATGCGCAAATCTTGGACGTGCTGGCAAAGAATGAGCCCGCCTCGGCAGCGCAGGCCGAGAGCATGATTCGAGACGTTCTCTCGGCCCCCGAGGTCGAGCAGACAATGGCCGATATGTTCGGCTCTGCCGAGGTCACTCAAATCCTGTTCAAGGAGCGGGCGCAGGTCCTCTCCAGTGCAGCCACCGCGCTCCGCAAGGACCGCGCCGCCTTCAACACCCTGGTCAAGGAGGAGGCCCGCCTCACCGGGGCCGGGAACAAACTCGCCACGGCCACCAACCTCGAAAGGGCACAGACCGATGCCGAAATCCTCGCAACCCTCCAAGCCACAGCGCGGCGCAAAGGACCCGTTGCCGACGCCCTCGCAGCCGCAGCCAAGTCCCTCCACGACGGAACCCCTCGACAAGTCGCCGTCCGGGAGTTCCTCGACCGTATCAGGGGAGAGGTTAAAGGTGCTTCGCCGGACGGCGCGGGCCTTCCTTCATCGCCACAGTCCATTGCCGCCTCGCTAGGAGGCTACCGCAACACCGACACCCCGGCCTTTGGTAGGTGGTTCGGCGACTCCAAGGTGGTCGATGAGAATGGTGACCCCCTGCTCCTGCACCATGGCACGAACGAGAACGGCATCGACTCTTTCAACACCCAGAGAATTGCATGGTTCACCCCGGAAAAAGACCTCTCCCAGCAATATGCAAAGGAGAGGTGGTTCCGGAAGGGCGGAGAACAGACTGTTTATCCGGTCTATGTGAAGGCCGAGAACCCGCTCAAGATCAGCTTGGACATGAACTCCCGGGCAACGCTGGATGAAATCCGGAGCGCCATCGGCTTCGACTATATGGCCGGAGATAAGGGCTGGGAGGACGACGCCGAGACGGTGATGCACCGGTTCTATGTTATGGAGATTGTGGCCTCGGAGAAATTCCGGGATGCGGCAAAGGCCGCAGGGTACGACAGCATCTTTGTCAATGAGGGCGGGGTTCCGACCATCGGCGTTTTCTCCCCCACCCAGATCAAGAGCATCTACAACCGGGGCACCTGGGATGCACAGGACCCGCGGATTTCGTTCTCCGCTCCGGCGGGCAAAACCTATACCTACGCGCCAAAGTATCGCCCCCCGGGCTATGCCACCGTCCCCCCCGGTTTCACCTCCATCGGCCCGCCGACAAAGGAGCATCCGTTCGGGACGGTCACCTATGACAAGCCTATCACCTTCAAGGACGAGGACGCCTTTGAACTGACCCCGCTCGACCCTCGCCACCCGCGCAATTTAGCCAAGGCGAGGGATGAGTTCGTCAAAAAATTCCGCACCAAGTTCGAGCAGACCAATGGACGTTACACCGCCGAGATGACGGTTAAGGGCGCGGAAGGACAGACGCTCAAGAAACAGATCATCGTCACCCCCAGCACGAGCAAGGGTGTGGACTGGCAACTCACCTATCTCACCGACGGAGAACCATCCGGGCATCTGGAGTTCAACGACTTCGACCAGTTGGCGCAAGAGGTGTGGCTGTTCTCAAAGCAGGGTTACGAGCCCCCACCACAATTCGCCTTCTCCGCCCCCCGGCAGGCAGGCCCCGGCCTGTTCGATGTCGGTGCAGACAAGAAGCCCCAGGCGGTTCTCCCTGGAGCCGAGCGCATCGGCGACAAGAGCCTCGCCGAGCGCCGGGCAGCCGCCCCGCTCAAGCCGACCAAGCCCCAGAAGTCCCTCGACTTCGGCTTGTTCGGGGACAGTGGCGACCAACTCGACCTCGTGGACCTCAGCCGCACCGGCAAGGACCAAGGCACCCTGTTCATGGTCAAGCAGGATGCCGACTATCTCGACTTCTCGCCCTCGGGCACGGCTCGCAATGCCATCGTGGGCAAGGCCTCCATCACCTATGCCCCGCGTGACGGCGAGGTGGAGATTATCTCCTTCCGTGTCCCGACCGAGTTCCGCCGCCAAGGTGAGGGCCGCGAGGCCATGATGGCCTTCCTCGACAAGGCAGACGAGGAGGGGCTCGCCGTCCGGGCTTACTCCACCCCGCTCGACCGCTCGACCGACCGGGAGGGCATCATCCGGTTCTATGAGGGCCTCGGCTTCACGGCGACCGGCCGCAAGATCAACGCCGCGGGCGACATCGAGATGCTCCGCTCCGGGCCTCCGCCCGAGGTGGCAGAACTCCGGCAGCTTGTGGGGCAGGGTCGCCTCATCCCCTTGCGCGACTACACAGACCCCGCCATGGCGCAACAGGTCTCGCAGACCTTCTACAATGCCCAGCCCTCTCGCCCTCTCGATGCCCTCTACGAGGGTGGCATCCTGCAAAAAAATCAGGACAGGCTCGGGCGCGTAGGGGACGAGATTGCCCAGATCACCGGGGCCAAGTTCAAAAACCCCGGGCTCAAGAAAAAAGAGACCGCGCAACAGAAGATGATTCGCAAGCGGTACAAGGGCACCAACCGGCTCGCCGACCTCGTGCGGGCTGGCTTCCTCGTTGATACCCCCGACCAAGCGCAAAAGGTGGTCAACCTGCTTGCCCAGAATTTCCGGGTCCTTGATGAAGGATGGGCGGTCCTCGCCGAGGGCTACTTCGACCGCAAGGTCATGGTGCAGTTTGCGGATGGCACCATCGGCGAGGTGCAAATCTGGGAGCCGTCACTCCTCAAGGCCAAGATGGAAGGGGGCGGGCATGAACTCTATACCGCGGCCCGCGACCTCCCGCCGGGGCCTGAAAAGGCCGCGCTCCAAAAGAAGATGGAGGACCTCTACTACCCGCTCTTGGATGCGCTCGACCCTTCTTGGGGCGCGACCGTGGGCAGAGAGGGCAAGATGCCGAATGTCCGGGAGAACTCCTCGCGCATGGCATCCTCGGAGGCAAGCAACCTGCCGGAGTCGCCGACCTCGGCGGAATCGACTTCCTCCCAATCGGCACCGGGCTCCAGCACGGCCCAAGCGAAACCTTTGTCTGAGACCGCGGGGCGGCCTTCCCAATCTACGAACTTCATGGAGTCCTCCATTTTGGGCGAAGATACGGGGGCAGGCCGGGCCTCGCAAGGGTCCAAACCGTCGCAGGAATGGCGCACCGTCGAAATCGTGGCCCAGACCGAGACCGGGGAGACCGTAAAACTCCCGGCTGGTGAGGCTGTGGACTATATGTTAAGCCGCATCAAAGCAGCGCGGGAACTTCTGGATTGTGTAAATGCGGGTTAAACGGGCACATTTTCAGGAACGGCTCGGCCCTCCCCAACCGGCGGCGGTGGTGGAGAGGGAGGTCCCCGTTGTTGACCCGGAGCAGCGGGCAGTCCTCGCCACCATTCAGGGATTGCTCAACACCATCGCCTCGACTCCTCCTCCGCCCCAAGTCCAGCACGTTCCCAGCGATGAAATCCTTACCCGCCTTGCTCGGCTGGAGCGCATGGTGAACGCCATGACAGACCGGCCCGGAATTGCCTACTCGTTCGACATCGAGCGCGGGGCCGACGGCAAGATCACCCGCGTCACAGCCAAACCGAAACCCGAGATGTCGGGCACAATCTACAAGGGGTAAACCATGTCAGCCAGCAACGCCTTTGAGAATGATCTGCTTCTCCTCATTTTCAACAACACCAACATCGCCAACATCGGAGACGCCACCGGCGTCCGCGGCTCGACCGTGGCGGGCAGCCTCTACGTGGCGCTGCACACGGCAGACCCGGGCGAGGGAGGCAACCAGTCCACCAACGAAACCAGCTATACCGGCTACGTCCGGCAGGCAGTTGCTCGCTCTGGAGCAGGCTGGACGGTCTCGGGCTCAACCCCGACACAGGTGGCAAATGCCGCCAACGTGGATTTCCCGGCGTCCTCCTCCGGCACCCCGACCATCACCCACTTTAGCGTAGGGTACGAATCCGCCGGGGCCACCAAGATCATTGTTTCCGGGGCGCTCACCTCCTCACAGGTCATCAACCTCGGGGCCACCCCCAACCGCTTTGCCGCCGGTTCACTTGTCGCAACGCTTGATTAACAGAAGGAATTGCAAAAATGGCGATCTACTCTCTAGCACTCAGAACAACGGTCACCACCATCGCGGCGGCCTCGTGGGGGATGATTTCTCCCGCCTCAAACGAGGCGGCCCTCATGGAGTGGGGCTACTTCAACGGCGCGGCAACGGCCTGCGTTGTCGGCCTCGGCAGGTCGGCCAACACCCCGACGTTGACCGGCGGCGTGGCATTTCAGGCGGAAGATGAAGGCCGCCCGGCTGGTGTCACTCAGGCCGCCGTTGCCTTCGGCACAGCGCCGACGGTGCCCACTCAGTTCTTTCGCCGGTTCTCGCTGGCTGCCTTGGTTGGTGCCGCGGTGGTTTACACCTTCCCGCGGGGCATCGTTCTCCCGGCTGCCGGTCAAGGCATTGTCGCATGGAACATCACGGCCAACTCTGCCGTGGTCGATGTTCATGCCGTGGTGGATGAATAAGCCATGAAGCGCCTCAGCCTCGACGACATCCACGGCGCAACTACTGTGTGCCGCATCACCATCGACATGGACCGGATGGGCAACTGCCGGGTGGAGGGCTCGATCACCGACAAGGAGTTCGCCCTCCTCATGATCGACACCGCCCGGCAAGCGGTTCTCTCCTACCATAACAAGGGTGGGAAGATCATTGTTCCGGCCAACGACACCGCTCTCGTCGGGACGGAAGCAGAAAAGAAGCTGCTCGCCGCCCGGCATGAATTGGCAAATGCCATGGATGGAAAATAATGGGCGTTCAACTCAGGTTCGGCACGGCAGGCGCAACGGGCGGCGGGTTCTCCTGCCAGCCCGGGGGACTGCAACCCTCATATGCCGAGGATTGGCACGAGCCCAAGTGGTCATGGCAGGCACGGTCTCCAAAAACGTGGAAAGACCGCAATCTCTGGTATTCGCTTTGGAGTTTCGGGTGTCGTGTCGGCGGCGGTGATCTGGAAGGGTACTCCACCGTCGGCCAGTCCGGCGGCCTTGCCAGCAAAGACTTGTTTGAGCCCTATTCATGCGATGGGGAAGGAACCTCCGTCTCACGGTTCATCAAGGGCACGGTCGTTGACGCCAATGGAGACCCGGCGGCCAACGCCATCGTGCAGGGTTTTGTCACCGCCACCGACGCCTATGTCGGGCAGGATGTCAGCCGACAGGATGGCTCCTACACCCTCGCCACGGACACCCCGGCAGGGACGCAACACTATCTCGTGGCCTACAAGGCCGGGAGCCCGGATGTCGCGGGCACCACGGTCAACACCCTGACCTCTACAAACGTCGATGGCACATGAGGCCGCTGGATGGCCGACCAAAAGAAAATAACGCTTAGGCCATTTCACGCCAGCCCCAAGACCATCGTCGTCAATGCCTTGCCCGTTGCCACCCCGAGCAGCGGCACAACCATTCACCTCTATGAGTTTCACGCGACGGCCAAGACGGTCGTTCTCCGGGACCCAACCGCTACCCCTGTAGTCTCCTCGACCGGGGCGGTGTTCTCTGGCACCGCGGCAATGGTGTTCGGGCAGAGCGGCAGCCTGTTCGCCCCCTCGGAGTTCGCGGGCTCAACGTCCCTCACCCTCGGGCAGACCGGCGACCTCGATGCGCCGACCTCGATGTCCGGCACCGCAACCACGACATTCTCCCAGACTGGCGACCTCTCGGCCCCCAGCGTCCTCGCCGGGTCGGCTCCCCTTACCTTTGACCAACAGGGCACATTCAACGCCGCCGCCGGTGCAAGCGGAGCCACCTTTGCAGGCACCGCCGCCATGTCCTTCGGGGCGGAGGCCACTTTCTCGGCAGCCGTCGCCGAGACCCAAGAGGCGAATTTCAACTCGGCCTATGTGGCAAGGATGTTGCGCCGCAAAAAGCAGGGGGTAACGCCCGAGCCGCAAATCGTGCTAGAGGCGAATGACGACGACGAGGCCATTGCCCTCGTGATCGAGCAATTCTTGAGGGTCGCCGCATGAGCATCGAAAAGTGCATCCGCACTATCCCCGTAAACCCCGATGACCTCGTGGAAATTCGCAAGTTTGTCGAGAGCGAGGGCTCCGAGAACAAGGGCATTAAGTCATGGCTCTCCTCGCTAGAGGGCGAATTGGAGGGGGTCTATAAGCAGATCGAGGCCAAGGGCTTCAACGCCAAGGAGACGCCGGACGCCGGAATCGCCTTTGCCGCCCGCCCTCAGCCCGGCTCGAATATGCCGGTCAACCGGTCACAGGCCGGGGTGGTTGCCAACCAGAATGTGCCCGGGGTCGAGCGCCTCTCCAAGGTGACCGAGACCCTCCAGTCCATCACCGGCGCACCCGTCCGGCAGGGCAGGCTTGCCCGGGCTCCCAAGGGGCAGAAGGTGGCCGGGCAGTATGACCGCAACCAAGGGGTCATCCGCCTCGCCGACGCCACCGACTTCGAGACCCAGACCCA